CACCATCTAAATCTTTAGCACTTTCAATGCCTAGTTCTGTTGGTATTAAAAATCCTTGTCCATCGTAATAGTTAACTCCTGCAAATTCAAACATTAAGTTAACATCACGGCTAATTGTCCAAGTCGTGTTTCTTGCAAGTAAATCAATATTACCTGACGCTAATGTTGGAAATCTTTGAGCAGCATTTAATCCTATATATTCTACTTTACTTGAATCACCAAATATAGCAGCGGCAACTGCCTTACAGAAATCAACATCTAAACCAGACCAATTTCCGTTTTCATCCTGAGCAGAAAAACCAGGTAAGTTTGCATTAACTCCACATCTTACAAAACCTCGTTCTCTAACTTCTTGTAGTAATCCTATTTCTTTTTGTACTTCAACTTTTTTACCTTTATTACTATTACTAGTAAAAGCAACTGATAATAATACAGCGGCCAATAATACCACGCCAATGATATTTTGAATATTCTTTTTTATATCTATTTTCATAATTTACCTATTTTGTTAATACTTTAACCTTTTTCTCTTTTTTCTTTTCAGTTAGAGATTTCGCCGTACCACCTAGTTTCAAACTACCAGATTGGTCGGGCATTTTATTTTTAATACTAATAATGTTACCTTCAGCATCCACTTCGGCCATTGATGGACCACAGATTACTCTACGACCATCTTTTAATTTTTCAATTGCTCTTTTATCCTTCAAGCATTGTCCTAATCCGTCATACTTGACGAATTCGCTTGAAGTGTCGGTAACTATAAACATTGTAATAATGGTGACTAATGTAGCAGCATCCATATCTTATTCTCCTGTTTTATGTCCGTTTTTAACACTTCTAATTTTATCTTTTAATTCCTCAACATCAGCAAGAACCTTGTCCATATCTTTTTGCAACCTCTCAATGTTAACTGCATTATTTCTCATTTCCTGTAAATCTTTCTGGATGGATTCCACCTGACCGCTTAAAAATTCAATGAGCATAAATTGCTCGGAATCGGCAGGCAAGGATCCCATATCGCCTCTTGGCCATTTGATTCTAAATTCGTTATTTTTCTCTATATCAACTGCTAATGTTTCTTCTGCTTGGATTAAGTCTTTTTCTAATAGTGTTGTATTTGTCTCTAGCTTATTCAAGCGCTCAATCACTCCGAAATATGCCCACACTCCAACCGCTACGGCGGAAATGATAGCGAGCAAATTCTTCATCGGCATACTTACTGCCGATTCACTTGATATATCTATTCTGTCCTTTGCCATAATCTTCCTTAATTTTGGGTACTTTTAAGTTTTTCCCTTCTTGCCTTTTCTTTTTCCTCTTTCAAGTATTGAACCAATAAACCAATATATACTTCTCGTTCCCACGGAAGCATTGATTCTAGCTCACTTAAACTATATTTATGATGTTGGATAAGTGCAAAGTTAGTTTCATAGTACGCCTCTAGGTCGCTGTGGGAGAGGCAGATACGAAAAAATCCGACAAGCCACTAAAGGTAACCGTTGATTTTACTTTAGTTTTGGGATTCTCAACCTCTACTTCGTGTCGCAATTTAGGCATTTCATCAAAAAACTTTCTGATTTTTGTAAATTGGTCAGTATTAAGACTATTAAAAAAGTCTTCTAGTTCTGCTTTAGAGCTATCCTTTGCCTTATGTATCTGTTCACCTTCATAGATGTAGTCAATACAGGAAATAATTGTTGAAAATATTTGTTCTGCGGAAAACTTTTCACCTACGCCCATAGGAACAGATTGCATAGTTGGATAATTTAAAACAAGACCTAGTTGTCTTTTTTCGTCTAACAATACATTGTTTGTATGGTTGTCGTCTACTTGTACTTCAACTTTAGTTAAGTCTATCTCAACAGGAATTAGTGTTACCTTATCTTCAGGACAAAAAACTCTAAACTTAGCAATCTCACCAATTGACTTGGCACGAATATTTAAAAACAAATATTCTATGTCAAATATTGGCATACTAGCTGGTTTAAGTTTTCCAAATGTACAAGAATTAACTAAATCTAAAACTGCCTGTTGAACCTGTTTGTCTTCTCCAGATTCCATAGCAATCATCAATAGTTTTTCTTCTTTGACCAAGAACGGTCTATATTGTACAACTTTGTCTTCCGATGGTAATGTCAACTCGTATGTTGGGACATCAATCTTTGGTAAAGCCATTATGTTTCATACTCCTTAATAATTATTATATATTATATATTTAGTGGTCCAAACTTGAATGGTGGCATAACTCTTCCACCTGTTATCTTCCCAATAGGGAAACTTCGTTTCAAATTCTGTAATATTCCTTCTCCTGCTCTTCTCAATTCAGGTGGCAGTTTAGATAAAAATCCAGATTTACCTTCTTTCACTATTGGCATACCAAATTGTGATTGGCCAATTTGAAATTTGTTTTGTTGGTCTATTGCAAAGTTTAACCAGTATCTATATTTAAAAGATACCGTAAATGTTTGAGCAGAATTAGCTTCTGAAGCATATTCTACTGCTCCTACTTTAATTGGATATGCTTCCCATAATCTAACTCCATATGTTGCTCCGTCTCTTTCCTGGGTACCTGGATCAGCACCTAGTTGCAATATATTAATTGGTGCAACATACTCATCATAATAAGAATAATTGTGTGTCATATTTGAAAAGGCAGTCTTTTGCCACATTTCAAAAAATATTCTTTCTCTCAAATACTTGTCTGTATAAAATGTCATATCTACATCTGCCATTTCATAATCGTTAACTATGTGTCTAGCAGGTCCGTTATGTTTAACTGCAACCGTCTTCATAGTTCTTTCAGGCATACTTACTTGCGAACAAAATGCCTGTACTCTTTTTTGTAGATTTGCTTCTTTTGAAAATTTTGATAGTTTAGCTTGATTAACCATACCAGAAGAAGATTCATCATCTTCAAAATTAGCTCTTGGTAATTCAAATACAACATAGTATCTTGCCTTACGAGCAAAACCTTCTGCTTCATTTACATATGCCTGGTATCTACCTATTGTTGTTTCTGGATTGGCACCCGCTCTTTGTTTAAATCTTGGATCCCTATTAATGTTATCCATTGAACGGTCTCTTGGAATACCCAATCGGATATCCATACCAAATATTCGTTTACCGCCTCTTAAAATTGCCATTTTATTTACCTAGTTTTTTTCTATTTTTTAAATGTGCATTTTCAACTAATTTTTTGTTTTGTCCATAATAAGCAACTGCGTGACCAGCTTTACACATAGCCATATTAACTGACTTGCCATCACACCATACATCACCAAGTATTCTACCAAATTTACCTGTTTCTTCGCCTTTATGCGTCTTAATTAAAATCTTTTTAGCTTTCTTTAATGCGTCTTGTAGATACTTCTTGCTCATAAGACCGTACTTCTTTTCAACTAGGTCTCTCGTTCTGCTTTCAGGTGTATCAATACCAAACAATCTTACTCTTTGTTTGTATAGTATATCAAAACCCATATCTAAAATAACATCAATAGTATCGCCATCAATAACTTTGATGACTCTTTTGACTCTATAACTAAAATCAGTTTGTTCACCTAATTTAGCCATTATTATCTCCTATTTTCTTTTATTTCTGCCCATATAATAGTCGGATGGTTCATAATTCCATTTATGTCCGTGGTGACCTCTAACATCAGCATACCACATCCTCAATTTTACTATCAACACTCTCCAAAGTGTTCTTCTTGCCATTGCTTCTCAAATATTAAATTCCTCTTCTGCTTCTACTCCAAACCGTTGTGGCTGGTTGTTTCTTAAATTGCTGTACTGGCAAGTAGACTGCCAATGCCGCTTCCGTTGCGTCTATTCTCAAAAATTGACTTCTGATATGACTATAAAGATATTTATGTAGTGTTGGTTTAACCATTGGAATATTTTTAACAGAATTGTATGATATTTCATACTTGGAAGTTCTTCCTAACTTATCTCCTACCAAAAATCGGTCTAAACGAGATAATAAAGTAAATCTCATAGCAGGTGGCAAGTAGTGAAAGTTCATACCAACAAATCCACCTTTAATTGTGTCTAAAGGTAATACTAATGGAAAAGTGTCGTAATACGGTAAAGTCTTTTTAAATTTTGGGTCATAAAAGAATAGATTTAATCTTCCGCCCGATGGCCTGCCCAATAACTGACCTTTTCTCATTAAAGTACCTGCTCTTGCTTTATCAGCGATTGAAGCAACTGCTTGTCTGTACCAGGCACCAGACTTTCTGGTGTCTCCTTGTTTCTGTACTAATGGGTCTAGTATTGATATTGCCATAATGCTATATTTATATTAGAAATGACAAAGGGGTCCAGAAAGGACCCCTTTGCTTTAAAAGTAATGTAGGAAAGAGAGAGATTATTCGTCTTCAGCGAGTTTTGAAAAATATGATAAGGTATCATCCTCATCACCAACGCCTTTAGACGCCTCATTACTTTGTACCGAAGCAGTTTTAGCTGCTGTGCCAGTAGAAGGTGGGAGGTCTATCTCACTAGCAGTCTCGGTATTCTTTGAACCAGCAATCACACGATTTAATTTCTCTTTTAAATCGTCATATGATTTAAAGTTGCTAGTTTCAAGGAATGGTTTAAGAGGATATTGCTTACTCCAAATCTCTTTGATTTTTTCATCATCACTATTGATTGGAGAAGGTGCCTCAAATTCAGATTTATCATAGTTCCAAAAACCATCAACTTTTCTAATCTTCAATTTGAAGTTAGCACCTGACCAAAAGTCAAATGGGTTAATTGGTTTTTCATCTTCAAACGCAGGCGACATTGCTTCTGTAATCTTATTAAATATCTTTTTACCGAATTTAAATAAGAAAACTTTTCCTTCGTTCTCTGGATGTTTAGCGTCTGATACTACATAGATGTTTGAGTAGTATGATAATTTTCTTTTTCTCTTACGAGCAATTTCTTTATCACTATCAACACCTGTGTTCCATAATCTTGTATTCTCCTCACTAACAGGATCCTTCTGACCCAATGTTGTTAGAGAGTTCTCAATATACCATCCACCTGGTCCTTGGAAAGCGTGAGACCAAACTCTTGCCCACGGCATTTCTTCTGTTTTACTAGCAGGTAGGAAACGAATAACTGCATAACCATTTCCAGTCTTATCTAGTTCTGGTTTCCACAATCTATCGTCTTGGTATTTGTTTTTTGTCTTGGAAGCGTCCTCAGGATTGAGGTTTGCTTCTATTTGTTTTGAAAGTTTGTCAAAGTTCTTTTGACTATCTTTTAATGTTTCAAAATCCATAATTTTCTCCTTTGTATGTATTTCGTATTTGTATTTTCGTATTTAAGTATCATAATATAAATTGTATTTCAATAATAGTATTTATAATACTTTTATACCATTATTAACAATATAACACCTTTTTCAACCTTTGTCAATAGTCCGTGCTATGTTAATTCTTCTTTTATTATCAATTTCATCTGCGTTCTATTATATCGTATAAATGGCAGATATTTCTTTATTCTTTTACTAAAAACTGGCCAAACTACGCTTTCCACAATGTCTTTATCCCATTTTTTAATGAAATCAAGGAAGTTTTCAAATACGCAAAAAGTTTGATAACTAATTTTTTTAGATGAGAGAAGTTTGAAAAATGGTGGATGTTGGCCTCTATCAACCAGAAACAAATCATCAAACTTAATGTTGTTATTATCCAAAGTATCCCTAATAATCCTACACTCACTCCTAAAATTATAACTAAAACTATCTTTATAAGCTCTATGAGAAATATAGTTATCGGTACCATCTTGCTTGGCAAGATTTCCAATCCACGCTTTATCACTAACCAAGAAGTTCGCAACAAAGAAATCAAGTGCTTGGTCAGCGTCATATTTTTTAGAGAGTTTATGAAAGAAGTATCTATCATTTCGTTTTGTAAATGTCTCCAGTTTGCAATTAACTTTACCACCATATTGAAAGTAATCGTAAGTCTTGGTAGTAAAATGTAGTTTTACTGCCAACCATATTTTAAAAACTTCAAATCCACCATACATATTATACTAACTCTGGTCGTTCTATCAAATATTTAGTACAAATAGGAAAATGCTCTTGCATATGTTTAACTATTTGTTCCGCTACTCTTCCTGTTTCTTTTTGTGCGTTTGGTTTAATTCTTAAATTACATACTCTACTAAAAGC